CGATGAGCAGATCGCATTTCTCCATCTTATCGAATCGCGGTGTGCGCACCTCTCCCTGGTCCCTTTGCAGGTATACCCAGAAAGGATCGGCGATGGCCTGGATCCTATCGCGCCTCTTCTGTGGACTGGCTATCATGTCTACCACGACACGGTGCCCCTGCTGCGCCAAGCTCTTTGCCACGAGCGCACATTCTGTCGCAAAATCGCGGTGCATCGACTCCGGTCTCTCATCCTTGAAAAAATCCTCTCCGAGTGTTGCGGTGGCCTCGCCGCTCTTCTTGAGATAGATGTATCGGAACACATCTTTCCACAGCGTATGGTCATCCACTATAATTATGTTTGGATACAGCCCTTGCAGATACCGACACATGGTGCTTTTGCCCGCACCGGCACGGCCATTGACCCAAATGATCGGTTTTTGTACAGGTGCCACAGCTATTCCGTTTACCATATCTCCCCACTGTTCTAGGCTGCAAACTTTTCGCAATTGGCCCCAGATGGCTACCTTCTTTTTGTCAGTATAACCGCGAGAGAGAAGTTTCCATTTGTAGGGCGTATAGTAGTCGTGAGTGGAACCGTGTCTCGTGGCCGCATCGAAAAAGGTAAAGACGCCGAGATCCCAGCCCCGCCAGATATGAGTCGGATCGCGATACGCTTTGTAGTACTGCCAATGCGGCACCTTGATGTGGACCTTACCGCCTGGCCGCAGAATGCGCCATAGCTCATCCATGCTCTCTAGCAACGTGGGCCGGATATGCTCTAGCACGGCCCAAGCATCTATGCGACTAAAGGTATTGTCTGGCCAGGGCCAGGGGATATCGTTCAGATCCCACCCCACATCGATGCGCGGGCCGTGTATAAAACGATCATGATTGGTCCAGGAGGGGAAAACGCGCTCGCCGCTCCCTAAATTCAGGCGTTTCGTCCAGCCTCCAGGACGGAATTCCCAAGGATCTAGCCCCAAGTGTTCCCACATCGACATCTTCTCAACCACAATGTTTCACCGCTATGATATTGGACATGTAGCGGCCGTTCAGTTTGCCCAACTGCGATGTCTCATATCCCCATCCCTGGAAATCCTGTGGCGTCAATGCAGATCGGTGAATCTCATAGGGATTGCCGCCCACTGCGTCCTGAGCGTACTTCCCCCAGGGGCAGCCTAGCACCACGAGATCAGCCCGGCCTTCAAGCCCTGCCAAAACCGTGGGTAGTTCCTCTTTGGGCATATGTTCCGGACCGTGCCACCAGAATACCGCATCATACCGCCCTACCCCGTTCAAATCGCGAACGTCCTTGTGTATAACTTCCTGCATACTAAGCCGATGGTAGGCCACATTTGGCGCGTAGGCCTCCAAGATCGTCACGGTTCGACCTGCCAACATTAGCTGACGAAGGAACTCTGCCCGCAAGATGCCAGCCCCCACGTACAGTAGCGTCCCCGGCTGAAACACTTCTGGCACAAAGTCCCACAACTGTCTCAGACGGGCTAGCCGTATTCTCTCAGCCTTTGTCGTCTTCTTAGTCTTTGTAGCCATCGGGTGCCTCCAATGTGTCACTATTTATCGGATAGACTTCTCGCAGCTCATCCTCATAACTCCGGCTCTTTTCTCTGACAGAGACAGCCCCGATATGCTGACAATAGACCTGGGCGAGATAGCCGACATCGTAACCCTGCCTCGCAGCAGCGAGGCACATTGCCTTAATCGAGTGACGATACTTGACAGACGGTCCGATCTTCCCGAGCAGAGAACGCCTTATAAACAGAAACGTTCCGCCTACGTTGCGGCAAGTCGTGACGACTGCCCCCCGTTGGATGATGTGCCGCCTGTCCCCGATATTAGCCTGCGGATTGTTGAGCGCCAGCAGGCCCAACTGTGGCCGATTAGCCATCTCCGTCAATCCGCACTCTAGCCAGTCGGGATCCAGCTTTGGACAGAGAATGTCGTCGTCAACATAGACAATCGGATCGGAGGTTGTCACGTCCTGCAGGGTTCGTAGGTTCGCAGCGATCCCCATTCTCTCTGATCGGCTGACTAGGCTCCCGATCTTGCCATCTCTCAACAAATCCTCCAGGTATGCCGTGTATCCGCTGTTGTCATCCATAACGCACAGCCGATAGGGAGTGCTCGTCCGGCTCTGGATATGCTCTAGGGTGCGTCGGAACAACCTCTGTCTTCCACAAGTCAGTATCACGATGTCTGTGGTCACAGCTTGGCCCCGATCAATAGCGGCTGCGCTTGCGCCTCAGCGATTCGCTTGCGTGCCATCTCGCAATACTCTTCTGAAATCTCGATGCCGATAAAGTTCCGCCCCGTCTTGACGCAAGCGACTCCGGTGGTGCCAGAGCCCATGAACGGGTCGATAACGGTAGCGCCAGGGCGCACCCACTGTCTAACGATATGTTCTACTTGAGAGAGCGGCCTAGGGCACGGGTGCCCCTTCACATAATCGCCCAGTTTTATGCGTGCAGAAGGGGATGTGTTCGCCACATGATAGTCACGGCTCAGAGTCCCTGCGCTCCAAATATCCCCATCGGTCCACCACACTACCACTGGATCATAGGAGTACTGCATAGGACATCCTGGCCGCATCTGTACGAAATTCTTGCACGCTGCAAAAAGTCGCCACTCTCTTGGAAACCACCCAGCGAATTGTCGAACATTAGGCATCGCTTGCCACACAAAGACCGGGGAGCCGGGGATGCACTTACTTTCCGCCGTCTCTATACATTGCCACAGCCACTTGCCATAGCCCTCTGGCGAGTCGTCATACAATTCATACTTGAACCCGATCCCATACGGCGGGTCCGTTATCACCGCGTCCACGCTGCCCGCCGCCAACGTTGGCAGTATCTCTAGGCAATCGCCACAGATGATCTGATAGGTCACAACTTCTTGCTCCATTTTCTCCACAGCGCCCTACCATCGTGCTTCACTGCCCAAGAGCGCGCGGCTGTGGCAAAGTGTCGTATCCCTACGGTCCTACTGGCCTCGTCCGGGTGGTGCATAAAAGTATTAAATTCAGTACCCAGCGTCCAAACTTTGACTGGCGATTGGTACAACGCGCGTATCATGCTTTGCTGGTCCGTATGCTGCCAAAGTTTCCACTCTTTATGGAAAAGGGTCAGATATGCCTCTGTGCGCTCATTGCGCGCAAACGACCACACGCCGCCGGCGGGCTGTAGCCAATGGTTGCCGTGCAACAGCTTGGTCGTTACAAGGTTCTCGGGCTTGTATTTGGCGCGTTGCGCATGCCGGACAAGCGGACCCTGGGGTGGACTCATTGTCAATACCATGTCCCAGCCGTCCTCCAACGCCTGGAAGAATAGATCGAGGCGCATATTGACCAAAATGTCAGCATCTATATACAGCACATACTTCCATTCGGCAGGTGCCAGCTTCCAGATGCTTGTTTTCTGCCCGCGCGCGCGTCTGTCCGTCATCACATCGGGCACGCTGATGTCCGTCGGCAGCATGACCCTTTTGAATGACTCGGGCAGCACCTCATAATAGCTAGTGGAGGCTTTCAGTGTCTTGTCCCGCTTGTCCTTGCGACACGATGGTTGCAGGAAGGTATCCTTAAACCCCTCACTGACCAAGCACACCGGATAGCCTGGGCTGTACTTGTGAATAGTACGGATCAGGTGATAGGCGCAATCGTGCGCCTGATGCCCATAGGCTACGACGAAGATGCCTCGATCTGTATATACCGCCACTTATTGGACCGCCTTTGCCCATGCCCGCGCCCATCGTTTTGGAGTTCTGTCTACCACCAGGCCCTGCAACTCTTCCGGTGTCATCGGCGAGGCCAGCGCCGCCTCGATAGCGTTCGTGAGTGAGTCAAGGCTGCCCCTTTCGTATCGCTGGATGCCCGACACATCAGGAAGCTCCGATTCAATGCCCACATCCTTGCCGATCACTACGGGGCGTCCGCAACCAAGAGCCTCCAATATCGTCACCGGGCCGCCTTCTATTGTACTCGTACAGACAAACACGTCCAGTCCCCAATAGTACTTGGGCATTTTCGCCCACGGATATGTTTTGCTGGGGATGGGCCACTTGGTCGAATTGGACATCGGCTTGCTGGTGGCCACTATGTTCCAATCCTTACGCTTCGCGCGATAGAGTTCCAGAGCCAGCTCTTCGCCTTTGCGTCCTCCTCGATAGACCGTGCCGGCCAGCCCTACGCGTGGCTTTACGCGCTCTCTCGCCGGGCGTGGCACAAACATGTCGGTCTCGTAGCACTGGGGGATGGCTATGCTTGGCTGATAGCGTTCAAGTTCGCGGGCATACCTCTCGGCCATGCACACACGTACTTTGCTGTCTCTGGCGGCGCGTTTCCACATTCTGCCCTTCGCCCCATTCTCCCGATGGGTCATGAACACTACGGACTTTGTGCTCTTGGGGTGCTTGTCTGGGCGAAAGAACACATAGGGGAAGTAAACATTCACCGTGGCAGAGATAGTAGGAGCGCGCGATACGTTCCACTTGTTGTACTTGCGCAGATGGTGGCACAGTCTGGCGATAATCCAGTCGCTTTTGTAGTCGCTACACACCACATTTACCGACACATGCCTGCTCCTCTAGCTGACTTCGCCGCGTCCAAAACCAAGCCGTATCTACCATTTGATTCGCGATACCAATGGCCGCCCGCCTAGCGTCTCATAGATGTTAGGCAGGAATATCCCTCAGTCTGGTCCTCTCCGCCGAACAGTTCATTGATAATCACATTCGCAGCGTCCGCGACCTCAAGCCGCCACGTTAGCGCCTCACCTCAGCACCGATAGCGTCACAGATCATACCTCCTATCAGCGGTCCTTGTCTCTCTAATAGTTGCTATCGCGAGCTTGGAATGGCAAGGTGATTCTATCTACCGTCCAATGGGCCGCCCGATTGGCCCCTTCCCGCCGCCTCTGCCCTTCCCACGACCTCTTCCACCTGAACGAATCCTTGAACCAGGACACGGCCTCTTGGCCATCATATTCTCTCCTTACCTTTCCCTTGCTGCTCCAAAACGATGCTCAATAAGCGTACCACCATTCCAAGCTCGCGATAGTAACCATATGCGACACGGGTTAGCGATGTAGGCGCGCATCAGCGCCCCTTGATCTTGCCCTCGCCAACGCTCCCACTCGGCACGCCAGGCGCGCCACAATGTCTCAGTCCGCTCGTTGCGCCCCCACCAGATCACCCCACCGCCCAGCGTCAACAACTGCCCAGAGTGCTCCTTCTCTGTGGCAACACGCTCTTCCCCATCTACGTGCCACAGCCATCGGTCGCCATGACAGCTCGACGGCACTATGACCACGTCCCAACCGTCGCCTAGTATCTCAAATCCCACGCGCGGATCTTCACGCACTCGGGTATCCGCATCGAGGTAGAGTGTCTGCTTGAACGGACTAAGCTCGCCCAGCCGTGTCTTGGCGTCGCGACCTATGTCCGAGTCTGCATAGCCTACTTGGCGCGTGGCCCCCGCCACTTTGTCGCCTACGACCAGGACATCTGCCTCTGGCCAGACGGCGCGCAGACTTTTGATCGACTCTGCCGCCTCGCGCCGTGCGTTGTGTCCGTATGCAACGTAGACGACGCCTATATCCGCTTCTTCAGTACGGCAGCGGCTGGTAGAGCCAGGATGATCGGCTTGATTTGATAGAGAGCCCGCATAAACGCCAGACAATCGTCGCCTCCCCCCTGCTGTTCCTGGTACCAGGCGCGAACCATCTCTCGTGTACGTCCGTTGCTCCGAACAAACAGTAGATGAGTATTATAGTAGGGCACACGCAGGTCGTGAATCACGCTTTTGGTTCTCTCCCGGTCGGCTTTCGAGCCGAGATCCTTAACCAACTTGGCATAACTCTTGATAGGCACGGCCATTTCCCAGGCAAAGTCATTCAGGACACGGAACGTAGCGATCATCTGCACGGGACTGGGCAGATAGAGCCCGTCCCACATGATGGTCAACTCGTAGGGCAATTCCTCAACGCTCTTGACCTCCTGACAGGGCAGCTCCATAGCGTCGATCCATGACGGTATGGGGTCAACGCTTCTGCGCACCGCTACACCACATCCGTGTGGCGCAACCCCCGTACTCGTGCCCAGATTGCTCGCAAAGCCGTCTCGGATTAGCTTTCTTGCCTGGTTTTTGTTTTTGATACGCAGCATTTCGCCGGCCTCGTGCATCGTTGGCCGACCACCAGGTACCACAATGCGGTACGGTCGTAGCAGCTGGATCCACATATATGCTCCTTGAAAAGGGCGGGGACCGCCACAGATCCCCGCCCCGAGGGCTCACCTAGTCCACTTCCTCAGTCCACAGCGCCTTGCTCGGAGGCAGATACCTCAGAGCATCGGCGAATGCCAGTAGACAAGCATTAGCACTGCCCACTAGGATGTCGAGACGTGCCCGCACATAGCAAAAGTTCTGTGCGGCGTTCAGCTCGGCTGCGCCTAGATTGATACACATGTCATCATTTCCGTCACCACCGGCCTGGGTCAACTGTGCGATCGCTTTTCCGGCAATGGCTACAGCACCAGTACCCGCAGCGTCCTGAGCTTCTTGAATCTCTAGATCAACAGTACCACCCTGTCCAATATCCCCAACGTCCAGCACGACGAGCATCCGCTCTCGCTCAGCCATGGAAATCCACGGTGAGTAGTACGTGCCACTATGCAGATCAGCGTGGATATTGCCTACCAGCTCAAGCTTATCAGAAGTCGTTCCCGGATATGCTGACACGAGCGTCTCCTATGCCCAGTTCGCTTAGTCTACCTCTTCGGTCCAGTTCGCTTTGCTCGGAGGCAGATACCTCAAAGCATCAGCGAGCACCAGTAGGCAAGCATTGGCACTTGCCGTCAGGAAATCCAGCCGCGCACGAACATAGCAGAAGTTATTCGCTGCGTCCAGCTCGGCCCCGCCCAGGTTGATACATACATCATCGTTGCCATCGCCACCGGCCTGGGTCAGCTGCGTGATTGATTTCGCAGCGATGGCCACAGCGCCAGTCCCGGCATCATCCTGAGCCTGCTGGATCTCCATATCTACCGTACCAGTCGCCGTGATGTCTCCCACGTTCAGGATAAAGAGCAGTCGCTCTCGCTCCGCCATGGACAGCCAAGACGTGTAGTACGTGCCGCTATGTAGATCAGCGTGGATGCTGTCTACCAGCTCAAGTTTGTCGCTAGTCGTTCCCGGATAAGCTGACATGTCTATCTCTCTCCTTTATCTATCGATCTAGGTGGTTGCCGCCGCGCCCAGAATCACGAACGGGCTAACCTCAGTGGCGCCGTCCTTGAGGTAGACGGGGGCCGCAAGTTTCTCCTGGCCGTCTACTTTCAAGAAGAATTTGAACGCGGTCTGGTTCTGCAGGAAGTACACATGCTCGGATTGAGCGATCGAGATACCGCCCTCCTCGACCACATAGTAGAAGTTCTCGTCGGCTAGAATAATGTCGCCCTGGCTGCCCAGGATCGGCGTCTTTTCCGTAAACACATACGGCAGGCCGAGTAGTGTCTTCGGTTCGCCATCGATGGCGTTCCGCTGCCAGATGTAGCCCAGCGGATCCTGCATGGTGATCAGTTCCTCATAGGTGCTGATCGAGAAAATCCAGTGCGCGGTCGTCCACGACTGAGGCAGCAGGTGCCCCTTCATCCTGACCATGTCCAGATATGACACAGAGGCTGCAGTCTGACGGCTCTGGATGTACGTGCCGGGTGCGTTGATGATACCGAGCGGCTGTCCCGCGCCCGTGCCGTCCAGGAACGCCTCGTCGCGGTAGAACATTAGGGCATCTCGGAACAGCCCCGATAGCAACTGCGGCAAGTTGATGGCCGAACGGCTGAGCAACTGATCCTCTACTGCAACATATCCGGTCAGTTCCCAAGGATTGAGCGCGATCTGGGAGAATACCGGCTCCGTCTCCGGCTTGGTCGTCCCACTCTCATTCCAAACCGCCGCCACGCCGCCCATAAAGTTGCTTCTGCCCGCAGTCTGCCCTGCCGTCGAAAGACCAGGCAAACGCACCGGCCCATTTACCGGCTGCCGATCGGCGCGAGGATAAACGATCTCCTTCTCCGGCTCAATTCGGATCAGCTCGGGGATGAAGGTCGGGGGGACCATGAACGCGCCAGAGGCTCCCGTACCCTCGGACACCGTTTTCGCAGCGCCCATCTCCGCAAGGGTTTTGGTGTCGTTCTGCACGATGGCGTACATAAAGTCGTCAAAAGTCTTGCCGTTCACCGTCTTGACCACTTCGTCGCTGCCGTTATTGACCACATTCACCAGCGCAGCGCCACGCCGGGGCTCTACTACAGCCGCTTGCTGCATAGCCTCTATCCGCGTGACCAACGCCTCGGTTACCTTGGTCTGGGCGTCGATCAGTTCAACCATGCGCAAGGCGTCCGGCTTGGTCTGATCCGTGATATACGCTTTCGCTTCGTCTTCCGTGTCATAGGATGCGATGGGCAAGAAGCCTTCAGGCTCGCCGTCCTCGCCAACATTGTATACGTGCCACTTACCGTTGCTCGCATAGACTCGCATTTCATCACTCCTTTGTTTTCGGTCAGTTTTGCGCTTTTTGCTCTTTACCTCGTCGCGTCCCGTATCCGCCTTTTCCGCGAACACCTCTGGGACTAACGCTTTTAGGTTCGGAGTATCCAGCGCTCGGAAACTCTTCATATCCGCTATGTTCTGCGGCTCCGCTGGCGTTGGCGTGAGAGACGCATCCAGTCCCAACGGCCAACGCGAGATGCGTGTGGCTTTGGGTCCGGGCTCGTCTCGCTCTACCAAATGCGGCGCGGTGCCGGAACTCCAAGATAGTTTGTGCCCCAGGCCGAGCTGACGCACGGCCTCTTCGTACTTGTCCCGTGCGTCAATCTGTCCATCGATCCAGACGCCCACGTCATCCATCTTCAGAATGCCCTCGCCGAGCACGCGTTTGCTCAGCACGGGGTCCTGGCCATGATGATAGTAGATTGGACAACTCGCCGCCTTGGTCAGGGCAAAGTCGGTTTTGGCGTCGAAATACTCCCTTTCCAGGTCCGGGTTGTCGGCGTCGCTGAAACGCACGAGGTAGCCCTGGACTTTGCCACCAGACTGCATCTTGACCTCGCCGCCCTGAGCTAGCAGCATATCATCAGCAGAGGCTACGCCCTTGCTGCTCGGCGCCACTGGCGGCTCGGCAGTAACGGCTGTGCCCGTGTCGTCCTTAGTCGCTGGCGTCTCAGCATCGGATACGTCCTTAGTCGCTTGCGCCTCATCAGTAGCAGCGTCGCCCTTGTCATCCTGATCGGGTTTCAAATATGGGTGAGTGGTCTTAGCCGAAGATCGGTAGGTGTCCTTAGCCGGTATGTCCTCGGTGGTCGCCTTGGAGGGCTCTGTCGCTGGCGCCTCATCGGTAATGGAGTGCGTGTGTGCGAGTATATCAACACCAGCGGAGCTGTCCTCGGTGGCCGTTTTGGATGGCTGCACATCTGGCACATTGGCATACAGCGCACTCATGTGAGTGTTGGCCAGATCCTCTGTTTTATGGCAAGCGACAGGCTCCCCTTGGCGATTGCCGTCCTCATCTGTTTCGTAGACGCACCATTCATCGTCGCGTTTGGCCACATTATATGGCATCCTATTGTCTCCTTATCACCGCAGCATCTTGTCAAAAACAGCCATTATTTCCGCATCGACTCGTGGATCGGTGCACACCTCATCGGCGATTTGTTCGTCTGTATGCCATCCGTGCTGTCTGTGCACGTCCGTCTGATCATTGGCCCCCTGCACCAGCGACGCATAGCTCACGGGCGTCTGCACATGCTGAGTGAGCGGGCTCACAATGCGTCGCCTCCACGAATACTGGAGCTGTTCTGAGGTGTTGCTCCCACCGACGCCACCGCCTGCTAGTGCCCGACGCTGTCCCCAGAGCCGCTGATACCACTGACCTGGATATGGCTTGGGCCTGTTGGCCTCTGTCTCTGGAGGGTAGGTAGCCATGCGGTTGCGCACCTGCTTGGCAGTGACGCTCACAGCCAGGCCCAACGCACGAGTCACGCTGGCCCTATCTAGCCCCCGGAAAGCAGAGTCGAGTCCCTCGACCTTGACCGTTGCCACTAGCTCTGCACCTTTTGCTTGTATTCTACGGCGATTCTACACCGACAGTTGTAATGGAAAGGTGGGCCTCCAGCATTAACCTGGCCCCACACTTCTTCTGTCGTATGGTCTAACGGAGCGCAAATCGGACAAACTTTTTCATCTTCTGCGGTCAAAACTCTTTCCACCACATCGATGCCCGATGCGCGCATACTGGCGGCTAGGCTAGCCGCTGCTTGGCGCATGGCATGTGTAGTTTCCGTAATGCCGGTCATATCGGCGCGGACGGGGCCGAATAGGCCGCCGAGCATGCCCGGAATGGCGTCGGCCGCGACCTCACCTCTCTGCAAACTATCCAGGATGCTGATAAAGCGTTTGTTGTCAGTGACGCTCAGTTGGTTGGCCATCGCGCCCGCGCGCGTTCTGGCCCAATCGTTGGCGTCGATGAGAAGGTCTTCATAATCCATGCCCCAGCCAAGATCGACCGCGTTGGCCAGCGCCTGCTCGGCAAGGACATCCTGATAGATCGGGATGGTCGCGCCCCGGATCTGCCTATACATGTCCTCCAGGTCAGGCATGTCGCCTGCTTCGAGCGCGCCGACTATTCCGGGCAGATACTCGTCAAAGATGGCCTGGAGAGCCGCGATAATCGCCCGCTCAGCAACTGAGTCAAGGGCTTTCCCCTCCAGCCAGGGGCGAAATACGTTTTTATGGCCATTGCGCAGTCGCAAGCGGACAGCCTTGGCCGTCTGCTCGGGAATACAGTCGCTTGTGAATGAGCAATTCGGGCCGCGTGAGCCGACCTTGCGCCGCCATCGGCGGAGATCCTTACGAATATTCTGGATAACCGATATATCAGGAGGCAAGATAACGGCTTTGGCGTCTTCGGGCTCCTCAACTATTTCGGGCTCTTCGGGTGTTTTGGGCTCCTCTGGTTGCGCCTGAGGCTGGGGCGCCTCATCGGCCAGCTCTTCGGGGAGCTTCATGCCCATTTGGTCCCATAATTGCTCGACTAGCCAGACAGATCGTTTCCTGGTGAGAAGCTGGCCCTCATACTGATCGCCGATCTGCTCCATCATGGCCGCGATGGCATCCGCTTTTTCGGCCTCGTCCTGCTGTATCGCCTCAACCTCGTTGAAGTCGAAGCGCAGTTCATAGCCGAGCGGCTTCCAAAGTTGCCTATTCAGCGCAGCCGCAATCCGTTTCGCCTCTGGGAACATCGTATCGAGATAATATGACTGACGATCCTCGCGCGCCGTGGCATAGTTGGCCGCCGATTGCTGTAGCATTGTAATGGGAATGCCAAAACTCGCGGACAACTCTTCCCGCACCTGCTTGCTCAACTCCGGTATCACCAAGTCCTTGACGGGCGGGCTGATCACAGTCGGCGTCAGGCCCTTGGAGAGCACAATCGTCTCCCAAGCGTTCTTTAGACCGCCAAGCATTTTCTTCCATGTCGCGCTAATACGGTCGAGCTCAGGATCATCTTTCTTGATACTTTGATCGGTCGTGAGGATAACCGCCGGAATTGCGCCGTGCTCAAAGAACGCCTCGGCCCACTTTAGCAGCGCACTGGACAATCCCGCTGCCGTAAGCGCTACTGTTGCTGGCGCTATTCCTGGCCCCAGATCGTCCGTAGGGTTGAACATGGGCAGATAGATCAGATCATCAGGGCCAAACAGCTCCGACTCTGCTCGCACAACAGACTGCCGAAAACCGACTATGACATTGTCCTCCACGATGATTGACATCGTGCTAGGATTGAGCCAGTGTAGCCCTGGGTCGCGCTCCCAGTAGGACACGCCCCATATGCACCTCGCCGCCTCCGTGAGCCACAGCAAATGGTCAAAGTCCACATCAGCATACACAGCGGGCGGATCGGTCTTCTCGTCATCTCCAAGCCGGTAGAATGAGCGGGGTAATCCAGACAGTGTGTCGGAGCGAAGGTTCACGCAGCGATAGACCCACGAGACGGCGCTAAAGGATTGCACCGCCGTTGTCTCGCCCCCGCTTTTGCTAAACAGCTCAGGGAAAGCCTTGTCCAGCTCGCTTAGGGATATGGTGCTTTTGAGGGCCCCACCCGCGACTATAACACGGTCCAGCGCTGCCTTGTTCTGATAATTCACAGTAGCACCGCGTATAGTTCGTTCGCATCCTGCAGAATGCCATAGCGAAGCACGTCGTAAAGGTCATCGCCGCCCTCGCCCTCGTCGTCGGCGTTGACTTTCCGCACATCCTCTGGCCGACGCGGGTCGTGCTCCATACGCGGCAGCGTCTCCAGTAGGCCCACGCAGTTGGCATGAATAGCCATTGTCGGCTTGATGCTCGCTTCGCTATCGCCCAATCGACGTAGTATCTCGGTTGCTCCCTGTACGCGCGACATGTTGGCCGGGGTCAGATCCCAGCCGCACTCCTCATACGAATCGACCACCGTATGGCCTTCCTGATCTTTGGCATAGGCATCCTGTCCTATACTAAACTGTCGGATGCGCTCCTCTTTTATATCCCAGCGAGCAAGCATCTCGCGGATCATTGCCGAATGCACCTCGGGCAACCGTTTGCTGGCGCTGTATTCGTCTACTATGGTGATATTGTCTTCATTGTCTCTAGCAAGCAACAGCACCGCAGTCGGGTGAGTATAGCCATAGTCCATAGCAAGCCAGACCTCGTACCACTCCGGGATGGGCTTTGCCTCTACCGCGTGCAGGGTAATGTCAAAATTCGTAAAGTATTGACCGGCAGCGATGTCCCAATCGCCGTCTCGCCATGCGCCTTTTTGCCAACCAACCAGCGAGTTCAGGACATCCTCATAACCAGAGTCCATAAACGCATTGTCTTTGTATGTGGCCGGAACGAAGTAGCTGGTTTGCTGTTCGTCTCTGCGCCACGGTATGATAAATCTCTTTTTGTACCACGAATGTCCGGTACCTCCCGGATTTGCATTGGAGTACGTCCGTGGTCGCCATCCCGGCTTGGATGTGCGACAGCATGTGCGGATCGCCCTGTACTTTTGCAGAGTAAGTGTCGTCGCCTCCTCTATGCCGATGACATCATACTCCAATCCAAGATAGCTGTCTATGTCGCTCTCGTTCTTATAGTGACCGAGGATGATTCGACTGCCGTTGGGAAACGTAAGCACGCCGCTTGATCGGTTATATGTGTGCGTGACGTTCGAGAGCACCTTCAGTCGCAAATCTTCCAGGCTTTCACGCACGGCCTTGCCCACTTTGCGCAAGAGCAAGCACTTTAGCCCTGGGTAACGTGCACAATCATCAATAGCTAGCTGTGCGAACATCGCGTGCGATTTACCCGGCCCGCGGGCACCACCAAATCCAATCTCTGTCGGGCCGTCGGGTAGATCGCATCGCCGCGCCGCAGCGTGGAACACCATCTGCTTCGCCTGGGCTGCATAGCCAGCGGCGACAAAGTTCTCAACCTGATCTCTGGGGCAGCCCGTTTTGGCTGCAGTGGCCAGGAATCGGACAAAGGCGGCTTC